GGCAAAGTAAGAAATTTACAAGTATATAAAACAGCATTAACAGAAGACCAATTAGAAGATTTAACTTCATAATATGAATATATATAAATTACAATACACAGACAGAGCACAAGGAGATGCAGATTTACTTGCTAAAGGTACTTATAAAGTAGTAACTGAAGAAGGAGTAAGTCAAGACCTATACATTAATGGTACTCAAGCAATAGTTTACATAGGTAAAATAGTAGAGATACCTGCTACTTATGATGATGAAGGACACGAGTTAACACCACCTGTTTACTATGATGGTGTATTCTATGACTTAATGACTAAGGTAGAATATGACTTTGGAATTAACGAGATATTCCCAACAGATTGCGTACATTCGTTTTTAGGTTATGCAAAAAATGCAGATGGTACTGATGTTGATCCTGATGAATCTGTTTCAGTAGAATAAAATGGCAGAAACTTATAATGACTACCCTCAATCAGCAACTAACAATGCTAAGAGGGCGATTAAGTATAAAGAAGAGAATGGTAGTTCTTGTGGTACTCCAGTAGGATGGACTAGAGCAAGGCAACTAGCCAACAGAGAGAAGTTAAGTAGAGATACTATTGCTCGTATGGCTTCTTTTAAAAGACATCAACAACATAAAGATGTACCTTATGATGAAGGTTGTGGAGGTATAATGTGGGATGCTTGGGGTGGTACAAGTGGCATAGAGTGGGCTATCAAGAAATTAGATAAGATAGACAAAGAGAAAAATATAAAAGAAGATTTTGAAAGTTTGTTTGAAGAGATTCTTAATAAGATTAAAAAAGAAAAAAAGTAGTATGATAAAGCATTTTAGTAAAAATGAGTTTACTTGCAAGTGTGGATGTGATGAAACATTTATAAGTGATGAGTTGTTAGAGATGCTTGACAAGGCTAGAGAATTTGCAGGTATACCATTTGCTATCAATAGTGGGTATAGATGTGAGAACCATACAGAGAGTAAAAAGAACCCAACCTCTGCACATATAAAGGGATTGGCAGCAGATATAAGATGTTCAGATGGTGTTACTAGAGCAAGAATGATGGATGCTTTAGTGTATGCAGGTTTTGAAAGGTTTGGATTACATAAGTCTTTTATCCATGTGGATATAGACAATAAAGAAAAACCAAGTCCAGCGATTTGGTTGTATTAAAAAGAGTATTAATTAATTAAATATATATATTATGGATTTTATTTCACAAAATTGGTTAGAGTTATTAGTAGGACTAATGGCTTTTTTAAAAGTAGTAACTAACTTAACTCCAACAGAAAAAGACAACAAAATATTTGGATGGTTAGATTCAGTTATAGATGCTGTTATTCCTAACTACAAAAAGAAAAAATAATGATACAGAAATTTATAGGGTCTATGCTAATGAAAGGTGGCGTAAAACCAATAACAGAATTGCTTAAAGCAGTTAAAGAACTTTTTGCAGATTCTAAAGGTAAGTGGAGTAGCAAAAGAACAATAAGTGGTGTAATTGTTTTGGCTGCAAGTTTATACATAGAGAAGAATGGTATTGACACTAATGCTTTAATCTTGACTGGACTAGGCGTACTACCTCTATGTTTCTCTGTATTTGAAAAAAAGCAATGCGATTGTAATTGTGGTTTAAAAAAATAATTATATTTGCATTAACGAGCAGGGTTGTGCCTGTTTTAGTTTTCATTGTTTATAGTTTTCAAGAGTGGGGTGTTAACAAACATCTCACTTTTGATTTTTAAAAGCATTATTTTCGTTATAATTGCATAACAACCAACACATAACAACATGAAAAAATATGGGAAGCGACTTAGACTATCTCAAGAAGAAGTTGAAATGGTTTACGAAAACAGAGCAGAAAGTACAACAAATCTTAATGGTAATACTGCGTTAGACATTCATCTCTCAGAGAGGGGAATACTTAAGAAAGATGTAGTATCTGTTAAGCATTGGCAGTCAGCAAGTGGTGAGTATAGATTTAGTGTAGTAACTAAAGAAGATGCAACTGCTGATACAAATGATATGCTAGAAAAGATTAGTGGGTTTATAGAAAATCATTCTCCTCACTACCCTTCAGTAAAAAGAAAAAACAAAAATCAAAATCATCTATTAGTTGTCAATCCTGCCGATATACATATTGGTAAATATGCTAATGGTGCTGAAACTGGTGATGAATATGATGTTGAAACTGCTTGTATGAGAGTTTTAGAGGGCTTAGAAGGACTTATAGTTAAGTCAGAAGGCTTTGCTATAGAAAAGATATTATTCTGCATAGGAAACGATGTTTTACATATCGATAATGTTTACAATCAAACTACTGCTGGTACGATTCAAGACACAGATGGCAAGTGGTGGGAACATTTTGAGGTTGCATTAGCATTATATGTTAAGTGTGTAGAAATATTAAGAGAGATTGCACCAGTAGACATTATACATTGTATGAGTAATCACGATTATCAAAGTGGATTTCATTTAGCACACGCATTAAAGTCTTGGTTTAGAAATGATGCTGAGATAACTTTTGATATTAGTGTAGCACACAGAAAGTATTACCAGTATGGTAGTAATCTAATAGGGTTAGAGCATGGTGATGGTGCTAAGATGGATAATTTACCTTTAATGATGGCACAAGAGAAACCTTTACTCTGGTCTGAAACTAAGTTTAGGTATTGGTATTTACATCATTTACATCACAAAGTAAAACACAAGTGGAGAGATGCTAAAGACTTTATAGGAGTTACTGTAGAGTATATGCGTTCACCTTCAGGTACAGATAGTTGGCACTCAAGAAAAGGATATGTTGGAGTTCCTAAAGCAGTAGAAGGCTTCATTCACGAAAAAGAGAGTGGTCAAGTAGCAAGATTAGTACATTATTTCTAATGGTAATCATCTGGCCTTCATAATTTAATTACAATTTACATCTAGTAGATAAACATTTTTATAAAAATTGTTAAAAAAGGTATTGTTATTGATTCCAATTTTATATATTTGCATTAATAAACAACTACAAAACTTAAAAAATTAATTATGAAAACAAAAGAATTGAAATTAACACAACTAGAAAATTTAGAATTATTAAAACTTATTTATAAAATAAATAATTTAGGAGAATTTAATTCAATGGTTAGAACATATTTTGATATAAATACCAAAAAAGAATGGAAAAATTTTATAAAAAAATATAGCGAAATATTAGAAAAATAATTAATAAATAAACAAATAATTTAATAACTAAACTATAACAAATGGAAGAAAATATAATTAAAAGATTAAAACTAACTAATCAAGAAGTTCTTAATGTAGTTAGTGAATGGTATCTAAATGGAATGTATCCAGATATATTACAGGATGAAGATGGCAACGAGTTATGTCATATAACACAAGACTTATGGGATGAAATCGAATATAAAAACTAAAACAATAAACAATTATGGGAAGAATGAAAGAAGAGTATATGCGAGATATGTACAACCAACAAGAAGAACTTAATAATCAATTAAATAATAATCAAATGACAAAAAAAACAATGCAAGAAAAATTAAGAAAACAACCTGAACCAGTTGTTGAAACTAGAAAAGAGGCACTAAGAAGGCTTTACAAACAGAATGGTTTAACAGAAGAAGATATATACAAAGACAAGAGAGGTTTTGTAATTATTACAAGAACTGGTATTGATAAGATTGTATCAAGAAACAACATTACAGTTGCTTATGAAGTAATTAATATGGATATAGAGAAGTGTATCTGTGTACTAAGAGCAGCAGCAACAATGAAAGTAGGTAGTGAAGTTAAAAATGCTATGAGTTTTGGAGAAGCATCTGACAATAACCTAATGGGTGGTGGTAAGAAGTTTCCAGTTGCTATGGCAGAGAAGAGAGCAATGTCAAGAGTTGTACTAAAGATTGCAGGATTCTATGAGCAAGGTGTGTTTGGACAAGATGAGATTGTCGATTAATGAATGAAGAATGGTTAGATAATATCCTTGATGGTGAGCCTAGTGGTATAACTGATACCCAATGGCTTATCATTGAGAATAACATTTGCAATACTAGCCTACCTTCAAGAACCATAGAAGACATTTTAGAAAGACTAAATCATTTAACACAACTAGAAGCAGAAGAAATAATAACAACTATAAACGAAAATACACATGAAAGAGACACAAGAAAACAATGGGAAAGGATGTTCAAAGAAGGGATGTTTGAGCATAGAGATTTATAAGCACTTTACAGAACCACATACTTATGTAGTATGGCACAAGAAAGAGGTTATAGGTTTTATTAATGAAGACCAAGCATTACAAGTATTAAACAAAGATGAGTTGGTAGATTTTTACTATAACAATAAATCTAAATTTAAAATACCATCTTGGAAGATTGATAAATACATTTACAAAAATGACTAATCAGTATTCATTAGATAAGATTAGAAAGTCTAGGAATGAATTTGAGGCATTGCTTAGAATATATGGTGTGTCAAACACTTTGCTAAGTAAAGTTATGGTAGTTAATTATGCTACAAGCAGAAAGTTTCTAGCAGACCCTACCAGAGTTAGATTCATTCACGCTAAGAGATTAGCAGACTATTTAGGATTACAGATGCAAGACATAGTTGATACAATAGTGTACGACTTAAAATAAAACAAAACAAATGAAACGAAGAAGATTAAAGTTTAGTGACTATTATAACGAAATAATACTAAATGAAGTAGCAGAAATATACGATGTAGAAAAGCATAGGATATTTTTGGGAAGCAGAGAGAGAAACATTATATTTGCTAAAAGACTATACATCTTTATATTAAGAGAGATGTTTAACTTGACACTCACACAAATAGCAAAGATAACTAACTTACATCACGCATCAATACTACACCATTCAAGACAATTTGAGTTCTTTTATAGCAACAAAGGTTATGCTCAAGACAAAAGAAACTTTGAAAGAATTGAAAATAGAATTATTGAAGTAGAGATAGATGAAGAAATCTTAGGACTAGAAACACAATTAGAAGCAATAAACAAATCATTAACCAAATTATATAAAATAAACCAATTAAAAAATGAAAGACAAGAAAGAGAAAGTCTACTTACCAAGTAGCATTAAGAACGTTGAAACCAAGTATGGAACTATGATGGTTGCTAACTTTAAAGTTGAAGAATTACTAGCGAACTCAAATAATGGATGGGTGTCTATGGTAATATCAGAAAGAAGAGAACCATCTGAAAAAGGTGCTACTCATTATGCTTATGTAAATGACTATGAGCCACCACAAAATAATGATGAGCCAAAGAAATCATTTAACAAGAAGGAAGAAAAAGATGACCTACCATTCTAATGATTAAATGGAAAAATACAACTTATCCTAGCACTTTCATCGGACTATCTGATGAACTTGCTAAGGTAAGAAGTATGTTATCTGCTGATGTATATAATCTTGACACAGAAAAATACAGAGGTAATCAGGAACACCAAATCCAAAGTCTAGGAATATTTGCAGAACTTGTTGCTAGACATCTGATGGAGAACAACAAAGGTGTAAGATATAAGGCTGCACCAATAATAGAAAGCAGACCAGTTGTTGAGGCTGACATTGTCATTGAAGGCATAGAAGAGTATAACTATGTAGATGTTAAAGGTATTAAGTCTGCTGGAAATGCCCTCAGAGTTAATTTTAAAGCCCATAACAACCCTAAAAAGAAAATTACACACTATCTATTCATACAGCCCTTAAATGGCTTATACGCAAGATTTTGTTGGTTTACTCATGAACAGGTTAGTAAGTGGACTGTAGTTATGTCAACCTATACTGAGTGCTATGAACTTGAAATACAAAAACACAACTAAACAATGAAAGAACAACCAAACTACTATGCTATAATATCTGCTGAGGTTAGGTATGATGAGAACCTAACTGCTAATGCTAAATTATTATATGCTGAAATCACTGCACTACTCAATATGAATGGTGAGTGTTTTGCAACTAACAAATACTTTTCTAACCTTTATAAAAAGAGTATTGTAACAATTTCTAAATGGATTAGCGAATTAGTGTCAAATGGTTATGTATCAACCTATTACACATACAAGGGGGGTACTAAAGAAATTGATAGGAGGTATATAAGAATACTTAAAGGGGGTATTAAAGAAAACGAGAAGGGGGGTATTAAAGAAAACTTTAAGGATAATAATACAAGTATTAATACTAATACTACGTATAGTAATAATAAGGGGCGTTTTAAAAAACCAACCATTGAAGAGATTAGTAATTATTGTATTGAAAGAAAGAATAATATAGATGCAGAAACTTTTTATGATTTCTATGAAAGTAAAGATTGGAAGATAGGTAAGAACAAGATGAAGGCTTGGAAGGCTTGTGTAAGGACTTGGGAGAAAAGAAACACTAATAAACCTCAAGGTATAAGTAAAATACACCTTCACCTACAAAAGAATATGAATGTAAAAGAAAAACTAAAACAACAATTTAAACAATGAAACAGATAAAAACAATGACAAAAGAGGAACTGCTTATGGGTGCAGTAGATTTAATTAGTAAAACCTATATTGAATTAGGGCAAAACAATGTTGATGAAGATACAATAAGTGTTATGTCGCAAAGTTTAGCAGATGATTTGGCTAAGACTTATCAGAATTTTTACTTTGAAGATGCACAAAATGCCTTTAACTTAGGAGTAAGAAGTCCTATCAATGGTGACTTTATACATCTAAATGTGCCAACATACATGAAGTGGTTAAGAAAGCATAAAGCCTTAGTATGGGATGCAAGAGCCAAAGTAGATAAGGGTGAGAACCCTTTAGAAGTACCTAACTATAGACCTGAACCAAAACTATTAAAATGAAAATAACAAACTACGAATTAGAAGATGTAAAATCTTGGGATTACCCAGACTTTTGTGATGCTTTTATCAGTTATGCAGAAGATGAGAATGGTAAAGAGATGACTGAACAGCAGATAGAAGAATGGACAGAAAGCAATGAAGAAGAGTTTTATGAAATGATTCAAGAGTCTTTAAGATGATAGATATAATAAAATTTATTAATTATAATATAAAATTGAAATATATTTTTATATTTGTCAAATGAATACGAACGAGTTATCTATATTTACTATATTCTTTACAGTCATTTTTATTATTGGCTTGTATAAAACATTTAAAAAAATAGCATCAACAGATGGTAATAAGATAATTGATAACTTAGAAAGATTTAATGAACTAGAAAAACACAATGATGGAAACAATAACTAAAAAACCAAGAGAGTACAAAAGTATTAAGTGGATATTAAAAAACCACATAAAAAATAATGTTAGAAGTTTGTGGACTTATGAAGATGATAACTTTACCTGTATATACGATAACTATGATGGAGATATTAGAGTATACACAGTAAATCAAATGTTAAAATTTGTAGATAAATTAATCCTTAAAGAAAAAGAAGATGATAAAACACAGTAAATATTATTATGAAACTGATAGGAATGGATATACAACTGATAGCAGTATAAATCCAAAGATGTTATTAAGTAAAGAAGAACTAATGAAAGAAGAAGAAGAATCACCAAAGTTCAATTTTGACTGGCACTTAGACAAAGTATCAAAACAGATTACTGATTTGTTAAAGTCTAAGAATAAAGCGTATGGCAATACTGCATTAAATCCATCTAATGTATTCAGTAAGTTAGATTCTACTGAAGCAATATGTGCTAGACTAGATGATAAACTAGCAAGAATAAAAAACAAAGGTATCAATGATAAGACAGAAGATACAGTTGATGATATTATTGGCTATTTATTATTGTTAAAGATGTCAATGGAAAAATGAAAAAACCAATCTTTAGAGTGTTTGTTTCTTATGAGATTAAGAATAAATTAAAATCTACCAGAAGAGTTAACACTGGAATACTAGACACCTTTGTTCTAACATCTAACATAAACGAAATAAAAAACGATAAAGAATTGATAGACAGAATATGTTACTTAAATAAAAAGAATCCAAATAAAGTAGAGATAAACATAACCAATGTAGATGTAGAAAATCAGTATGGTGAAACTACAGACAGGTTTGAAGAAGAATAAATTATGCCAAAGATTAGAAAGATAAGAGTAGAAGATAGAAAAGATAGTAGAGGTGGAGGTTACTCCAGAAGAAAGTTTACTGTTGCTGAAGCAGATGCTATCAGAGAAGAGTACAATACCTCAACACAAAAGATTACTATATCATCTCTCGCTAGAAAGTATAGTGTATCACAACCATTGATGTACCAACTAATAAAAGGAACTACCTATACAGAGGAGAGTAGGGGTAGTAGAGGGGGTACTAGGGGGTATAGGGGGGCTAGTAGGGGATAGGCATGGCTCTAAAGAAAGAAGCAAACGTACAATATAAGTTCTGTATATATATGCAGTTACAATATCCTCAATTAAGATACTGTGCTAGTCTAGGTGGTATAAGAACATCAATGAAACAAGCAGTCCTAGCAAAGAAAACTGGCTATGTCAAAGGCTTCCCTGATATGCAGATATGCAAAGTCAATAGTAAGTATGCAGGACTATTCCTAGAAATCAAAGCAGACAAGACTTGTTACCCATCTAAAGAACAAAAGCAATGGGTTGCTGACCTCAACGAAGAAGGCTACTACGCTAAGGTAGTCAAAGGTCTTGAAGAGTGCATGGATGTACTCGATTGGTATATGAAAATACCTTAAACACTTTCACAATTTTTTAAAAAAACTTTTTACAAAAAAAAATCCTACTGAAACTGCTGGTGAAACTGCCCTGAAACTGCTGTGAAACTGCTAGGGTTGTTGTATGTGCGTGTATGTGCCTATATGTGCGTTCTATATACTGCAACTGGTTGGCGTTCAGTTATTTAGAATAAATATAAATTAATATATTTTTAACATTTTTTGTTATATTGTTAAAAAACTTTATATATTTGCATAGAATTATTAATCAAAATAAAAACAATGATATTAACAAAAGAACACAAAGAGGCTTTAAAAAATGGCGAAACGCTTATTTTAAGAAATTCAGATGACTGCGAAGGTGATTTATTTACTTTATGGCTCGGTAGGTGGGGACATTTCAATTTAGAAAAGAACGCTGTTATTGTAAAAAGTTGTAAAACTTTAACGCCTATTTTAAAAAAATTACAATTAGATGAAGTAATAACAGAACTAACAGAAATTAATTAAAATAAAAAAACCATGCAAAAATTAAACACAGAATTATTAAAAAAGTACAAAACAAAAACAAAAAACAAATTAAAGATAATATTTGAGGAATTATTATTCGCTCTAGTTATGGGACTATTTACATATATATGTATTATTATATTTTTAATCTATTACTAATTAACTAAAAAACTATTAAAAAATGACTATAAAAATTGATTACATTACACCAATAAAAAACCAACTTAACGAAAAAATGCACGAAGTTTGTATGAATTTTGTTTTAATTGGAACACCTAGAGAAACACCGAGATACTACAATTATCAAGATTTAGAAAATAATATTTTAACCATCGGAAGCACTCAAAAAAATAATTTATTTTTTAAAATAAAAACAAATTTTGAATTTATAGAGGTCAATCAATTTTGGCAACAATTCAAAGACTACAGAACTAAATTTTTATTAAAAAACTACCCAACAATTAACGCATATTAACTAACTTAAAAACTTTAAACAATGGACACACACACAAACACAGACACAAACAACCCAATTAACCACACACACAGCGCAGAAGATTTACAAATTATTCAAGATGAAAAAATAATTAATTTGCTTGATAGTCTAGCAGATGATTTTTTTGGTGATACTCCAAGCGAATACTTAAGCAATAAAGAAGATTTATCATGTATACATAACATCTACGATGATTTGCAAAACAATGGATATTTCAACGAAGAAATAATATATTATTATAATGCAATCAAATACTTGAAAGATAATGACCAATCATTAACAGAATCTTTAGAAATTGCAGAAGAATACGGCTATAGCATAACAAACATTAACAGCGAACTATTGGCAACGCTTCACGCATCAAGAAATAAAGAGTCTAAATTTTGGGAACATATAGCGCCAGAAGTAGAAAACATAATTAATAATTTATAAAATATAAAACAATGAGAAAAATCACAGAAGAATCAGCAAACGCTTTTTTTAATAAAGGCAAACTTAAAAAGCAAAACATGAACGTATTTTTTGACAGATACGACCAAATATCTAGAATGCTTTTGCACGATAACTGCATAGCAACATTTGACCACTACAACAAGCAGTTAAAAATTTCTAATTGTGGATGGTTTACACCTACAACAAAAGAACGTTTAAACGCTTTACCAAATGTAGATATAAAACAAAAGAATTTTAAATGGTTTTTAAATGGTCATCAATGGGATGGTCAACCTATAACAATTAAAAATATAAAACAATGAGCAGAGGTCAACTTCCTATGAGCAACTTTTCTAATCTATCATTGACGATATTATTTATATTATCTTTAATATTTGGAGGGTGCTAAACAATAACACAAAATTAATAATTAAACTATAAACAAATGCAAACAATAACAACAGACAAAGCAAAACAATTAATTAATCAGAGCAATGGGCGTATTTTCTCGGCTGTATTCATTAAGGCAGATAAAACCCACAGGCTAATCAATGCAAGAATACAAACA